GGTATCTTCTACTGCCCATATGTACCGCTACAAATGGTACGTGCAGTTGGTGAGAATAGCTTCCAGTCGAAGCTAGGATTCAAAACTCGTTACGGCATGGTTGCAAATCCATTTGCACCAGGTGCGGCGGCGGGTACAGGCGCTCTGACAGCAAACGCAAACGTTTACTACAGACGCTCTATCATCACCAACCTTCTATAATAAGAAGTCAGAACTGACGGGAAGTCAGTGAACTGAACAGATTAGGGCGTTCTTCGGAGCGCCCTTTTTTTTGACTATAAATAGTATTGTAGATTAAGTGAGGACAAAATGAGCCAATTACAAAACTTTCTCAATCCTAATGAGTTTCGCTTTACGATGAGTCGTTTGCCTCACGTAGAGTTCTTTGTGCAGGGTATCACATTACCCGATATCTCTTCTTCGCCTGTAGAAAGAGCAACACCTTTTAAGACACTTTACTTACCTGCTGATAAAGTAGAGTTCGGTGATCTTACACTCTCAGTATTAGTAGACGAAGATTTATCATCTTACTTAGAGACATGGCGTTGGTTAATCTCTTTGACTAAACCAGAAGGGTTTGAGCAATACGCAAATCTAATCGGTGCAGGCGGCGATGGTATCTATTCAGACGGTACTTTGACTGTACTAAGTAGTAAGAAGAACCCGAATGTAGAAGTTACATTCAAAGACATGTTTCCCGTGTCCGTTGGTAGTATCGCACTAGCAACAAATCAGACAGACGTTACACCACCAGTTGTTGATATGACTTTCAGATATACATCTTACGATTTTAGAATTGTAAATTAGTACTTGACTTTATAGCGAAACCTGCTATAATACAACATGGTTATTTTATGGAGAAGTGAATGAAGATCGAAGAGATATATGAAATGTGGGCAAAAGACAGCGAGATCGATCAGACGAATGTGTCTGGCGAGAGTGCAAACATTCCCAAACTACATAACAAATACTTCCGTGTCTACATGGAAGAAGGCATGAAACTCAAGCAGTTACGTGCTAAGTATAAGCAATTGAAGTTGCTTAAAGAACAATACTATCGTGGCGAGTTAGATATAACTGAGCTACAACAGTATGGATGGGAACCACAACCTCTAAAGATACTACGAACAGATATCAGTACATACATTGATGCAGATCAAGATATGATTAATCTGTCACTAAAAGTCGGTATGATTGAAGAGAAGGTGAACTATTTAGAAGCAATTATTAAGATGATAAGTAATAGAGGGTTCCAGTTAAAGACTATTGTTGACTGGGAACGATTTAGAACTGGAGCGATGTAATATAGTATGGAACAAGTTCACGTAGAAAAGATTGATAATGTACATGTCAGAGTAAATGCTGAAGCATCTGTAAAGATGGAGATGAGCGGTTACTTTGAATTCTACGTGCCTGGTTATAAGTTCATGCCCGCATACAAGAATAGAGTATGGGACGGCAAGATTAGACTTATGAATACAATGACTGGCATGATCTATGCTGGTCTGCTTCCTTACATTATTAAGTTCTGTAATGATAGAGACTATGAAGTCGAAGTAGATAGTTCACTCTTACCAGAAACAAAGTACTATGAGAATGCTGGCTATGACTTAGCAAAAGACTTTGATAGTGCATTTGAACCTAGAGACTATCAGAATGATGCTGTAGCACACGCACTATATAATAATAGATCATTGTTTCTATCACCGACAGCATCAGGTAAGTCTTTCATTATATACTTACTGTCTCGCCATCATGTAGAGCAAGGTCGTAAAGTTCTGATCGTTGTACCAACAACATCACTTGTATCTCAAATGTCATCTGACTTTGTAGAATATAACAAGAACAGACCGCTAGACATTCACAAGATTATGGGTGGGGTTGACAAGAACGTAGACGCAGACTATACTGTAACAACGTGGCAATCTATCTACAAGTTAAAGAAAGATTGGTACGAGAAGTTTGATGTTGTAATCGGTGACGAAGCACACTTGTTTAAAGCTAAGTCACTAACTAAAGTACTAGAGAAGACACCGCATGTCAAGTATAGATATGGCTTCACTGGTACATTAGATGAATCACAGACACACAAGTTAGTACTAGAGGGGCTGTTTGGTCCAACTAAAGAAGTAACTGAAACTAAAAAACTAATCGATGACGGCACTCTAGCAGAGTTCGGCATCAAAGCACTTATTCTAGGATATCCACCAGAAACGAGACAGATAAATAAGAATAAGAGTTATCAAGAAGAAATTGACTGGATTGTTCGAAATGAAGCACGTAACAAATTTATTAGAAACCTTGCGTGGTCTCTTGAAGGCAACACGCTTATACTATTTCAATACGTTGACAAGCATGGCAGAGTTTTGCACCCGCTCCTTGAGAAAGATGGAAAAGTCGTACATTTCATTCATGGGGGAGTTGGAGCAGAAGATAGAGAAGCAGTACGAGGCATTGCCGAATCTACTTCAGATAATATCATACTGGCTAGCTATGGTACCTTTTCTACTGGTGTTAACATTAAGCGTCTTGACAATATTATCTTCGCTAGTCCTTCTAAATCTCGCATACGAAATCTCCAGTCGATTGGTAGAGTTCTCAGAAAAGGTAACGGAAAAGATAAAGCAACGCTATATGACATAGTAGACGATCTTCAATGGAAAACAAAAGAAAATTTCGCAGTAAGACATTTTAAGGAAAGAGTAAAGATATACAGTGATCAGGGTTTTGACTTCAAAATCTATAACGTAGACATTAAGGGATAATTATGCCGAATTACGTAACTATTAAGTTGAAGACAGGTAAAGACCTAGTGGGTATCATAGAGCATGACGAAGAAGAGTTCGTTATGATAGACTCCCCTTTAGAAATTAGTATTGATCCAGTACACGGAATGTTCGCTAAGTCTTGGTTACTCCTCTCCGAGGAGAACTCCGTTGTCTTATATAAAGAAGATATATACTACGTGCAATCCGCAAACAACAAAGCAGTCTCGTACTACGAAGACTTCAAAGCTAGAATAAGTGCTTCATATGATGAGCCTGACATACTTACAGATGATGATTATGCCTCAGACTTAGAAGAGATGTATGAAACATTACTTGAATCAAGATCATCAACTAAACATTAGATTAATTCATAAAAGCATTAATATTATTATACACCAAAAGAATCAACCTGTCAAGGGCAAACCGAAAAGAAAAATAATACTTGACAAGTTCCCTATAATATGTTATATTAACAACAATATATACCAAGTGAGGTGACCTATGGCAAGAGCAAAGAGAAATTACGTCAATAACCCTGAGTTTTTACAGGCTATCATTGACTACAAACAACAATGTAAAGATGCAGAGGAATCGGGCGAACCGAACCCTCAGATACCGAATTACATCGGTGAGTGCATCTATCAGATATCAAATCGTCTAGCAACTAAACCTAACTTCTCAGGCTACACATACAAAGAAGAGATGGTTAGTGATGGCTTAGAGAATGCTATTCAAGCACTAAAGAACTTTGATCCACAGAAATCTAGCAACCCATTTGCATACTTTACGCAAATTATTTGGTATGCTTTCCTCAGACGTATTGACAAAGAGAAGAAACAAGTGTATATTAGACACAAGGTTACAGAGCAATCTGTACTCACTGGTACTGCCGTCGAGAAAGAAGAAGGCGCATCAGGTGAACCTGGTTACATTGACCTTAATAATGACTACATGAATGATTTCGTATCTAACTACGAGAAGCGAATGGAAACAAAAAGCAAGGCTCAGAAAAAGACAAAGAAGAAGGGGCTTGAAAAGTTTTACGGTGAAGATGAAGGTACTACTGAATGAAGATTGCTATACTAAACGATACACACTTCGGTGCAAGAAACGATAATGCTGTAATCGCTGAACATCAGAGAAAGTTCTACGATGAAGTTTTCTTTCCTTACTTGAAAGAGAATAACATCGATACTATCTTTCATCTAGGCGATTTGACAGACAGACGTAAGTACATTAACTTTGTAACTGCGCAGACTATGCATGATGTACTATTCAAACGGTGCCAAGAAGACGGTATCAAGATGTATATCATTGCTGGTAATCATGATACGTATTACAAGAATACAAATGATGTCAATAGTTTACGTCAACTCTATGGTCACACATCACTAGAAAATCTAGAACTATACTGGGAGAAGCCAGTTGAGCTAGACATGGATGGGTGTAAGATCATGCTAGTCCCTTGGCTATGTCAAGAGAACTATGAGGAGTCGATAGATGCTATGAATTCAACGAAAGCACAGATACTCATGGGTCACTTTGAGATCACTGGGTTTGAGATGGATAAAGGTCATCTGTGTGATCATGGTATGGATCGTAAAGTCTTTCAGAAGTTTGATGGTGTGTACTCAGGTCACTTTCATCAACCGTCCACTATTGGTAACATATCTTATCTAGGTGCGCAATATGAGATGACTTGGGCTGATCATGCACAGAAGCGTGGCTTCAATGTCTTTGACACTGATACCCGTGAGATGACGCATATTCAGAATCCAAATCAGTTATTTCATAAGATTCTGTACAATGATACTGATATGACTATAGAAGATGTTGCACATTTAGACACTTCCCTCTTGACAAACGCCTTCATAAAGGTTATAGTACAGACTAAGGACAATCCTTATATCTTCGACTTGTTCTTAGATCGTCTACAGCAATCACAAGCCGCAGACATCAAAGTCGTAGAAGATCATCAAAATCTAGACATGATTGATGATGATGAGTTAGTAGATGAGGCGCAAGATACTATGACTATATTGACACAGTACGTACAGAACCTTGAGTTCAAGGGCGACAAAGTAAAAGTTGAGAATTTTTTGAGAGAACTATACAGTGAGGCTTTGAGTGTATGATACATTTTAAGATGATAAGGTTTAAGAATATCTTATCTACGGGTAATTCGTGGACTGAGATACCGTTAGACAATAGTAAGTCTACTCTTATTCTAGGTGAAAATGGTGCAGGCAAATCTACAATGCTTGATGCCATTTCTTTTGCGTTGTATGGTAAAGCTTTTAGAAACATCAACAAGAAGCAACTACTCAACTCTATCAATCAAAAAGACTTGCAAGTAGAGCTTGCATTCAAGATCGGTGCAAAAGACTACAACGTAAAGCGTGGTATCAAACCTAATGTGTTTGAGATTTGGTGTAATGGTGAACTCTTAAATCAAGATGCCGCCGCACGGGATTATCAATCATACCTAGAAGAGAGTATTCTTAAACTGAATTACAAATCTTTTGGGCAAGTAGTTGTTCTGGGTTCTAGTACATTCGTGCCTTTTATGCAACTGAAAGCGAGTGAACGTAGGGCAGTCATCGAAGACTTACTTGATATTCAAATCTTTACAGTAATGAATACGTTACTGAAGGGGAAAGTATCTAACAATAAAGAAGAGATACAAGAGATCAAGTACCAGATCGACTTACTTAAGAATAGTATCGACAATGCTAAGTTACACAACGAATCCATTCGTGAATTAAAAGAAGGTGAAGTTGTTAAACTTAAAGAGAAGTTGAAAGAGCAAATTGCTTTGATCGAAGACGAGCAAGCCGCTGTAGAAACTATCATGGGTGAAGTACAGCAAATGGCTGAAGGTGTCAGTGACAAGGCTGGCATGAAAAAGAAGCTACAAGAACTGGAGAAAATCGATGGTCAACTTTCCACAAAGTTATCCAAGCTACGTAAAGACATCAACTTCTACGAAGACCACGACAACTGTCCAACCTGCAAGCAAGGGATCGAACACGAATTTAAACAAGAAACAATCGAAGAATCCACAGGCAAGATTACAGAAATCGAAAAAGCCCAGACAGAACTCGACAATAGACTTGGAAGCGTAAACAAACGACTTGGTGAGATCGATGATGTAGAGACTGAAATGGCTTCAAAGAACCTTGAGATGTCAGAGCATAACGCTAACTACAAGATGGCGATGAATGTGTGTAAGTCTATCAAAGGCGAACTAACAGAAGCAGAAGAGTCCGTTGAAGCGATAGACAACTCAGAGATAAAGAAGTTCGAAGATGATATGACTACATATCATACTAAGCAAAGTCAACTATTCGATGATAAAGAAATGCTATCACTTGTCGCTTCT